CGCGCCAACACTGCGGCGGCGCAGAATGAAGCGTCACTATTTGGTGAGGTACAAAAGAAACAGTCGGCGCTCACTGACAACGTTGCTAACACCAACAAAGAAAAACAGAAGCGCAACAGCGCTATGACAGATACATCACGCACAAATCTAATAAGTCAACTCACACGCACACGGAGTATGTATGACAACGCCTAGTACACTACAAGAGAAGAAGGGTGCTCTTTTAGGAGATGCACTCCGCCAGCGCAACTTCACTAATATCGAATGGGAAGGTGTAACCACTAACGCGACCGCCACTGAAATCTTCCTTGATGGAGGTGCAAATTCTGACAGTAGGCTAATCATTCCATCTAACACGTTAATCATCGCACAAGGTTTCTTTGTCGGCTGGAACGTGACAGACGCGGCTGTAAACGCAAGCGGACGCTTTGCACTGTCTGTAACTAACATCGCAGGTACGGTCGCCGCAAGTGGTACAGCACTCGAATGGGATGCTGCATCAACTGACGCAAATCCTTTCTCACAATATTTTGTTGGGAGTGCCTCTTCTGGTTTGGTGTTCACTTACAACAATACCAGCAAAAGCATCATCGCAACTGTTACAGGTGTTGCTTCCAAGACTGTCCGTTGGAGAGCGCGAATCGCCGAATACCTATCTTTCGCACTTTAATAAACTTTATCGGCGGTGCAAGCGTACCGCCTTTCTATTATGCCTACGTCTCAAGAATTGTACGCTTTAAAACAAATCGACAGAAACAATTCAGAAACTGCACCTGTCGTAAAAAGTCTTGTATCTAAAGTCAAGGAACCTGTGTCGGCAACTTTGACGCGAACCTTTGGAACTACCGCGTATGTGGCTGGAGCCAGCTATGGAGGAAGAGGTGTGTTTACTGATGTAGGTAGTGTTGGACAATCGTTGTTCATCAACGATTTCCAAGTGATTATTGACATCACTACCATACCATCAGGCATGTCTCTTGCAGTAGTGTTTTATAGTAAAGATGAAGATAGTAAAGTAACAGGCGCTTCTGTGTCTGATGGTTCTTTAATCACGAACACATTTCCTAACGCATGCACACCCGCTGAAGGATACTCACTTACCTTGTCCGTAAATAAGGGTAAGGTGTTTGGTGTTGCAAAAAATATTAGATTTATCACACCACTTGAAGCAACGAGCTTGTGGTGGTATTTGGAAGCCAAGGCTACATTCACTTCTGCTGCTAATGGTGAAACGATGACAGCAAAAGCATCTTGTGAGGTGTACTAATGTTCGCTAGAAGATTATTGAGGGATAGTGAGCAGCAAACAACAAAATGGGCTGTAAAACAAGCTGCTTATAGGCGTATTGATTTTTTAATGATTGGTGATAGCAATCAACTTTTAGGGGGACACGGATGGGATGAGGGTTTTCAAGATGCGCTCTCAAATCAATTTGGTTTGTACGCTACGGGATGGATAAGCGCGAACAATAACAATGGGAACGGTACTGGACAGGGCTATTTTTATAGCTCTTTGAATGGCGGCAACAATAACATCAATGGACAAATAACAGGTGCGCCTAGCTTTTTTGCAGATAGTTGGGCTTTGCCTATGGGTATTCAGCAGTATGCGTACATCCCCCACTCTGAAGTAAACGCATTTATCAGTAGTAATGGTATCGTCTTGGACAAAAATGGTCGATGGGATATCAATGGCGCATTTAAGGGGCATTACTGCTTTGGGGTGTTTGCTACAAATGGCGGGGCTATTAATGGCGCTCAGTTTAGGAGTGAGGAACCACCATATTATAATTTAGGCGCTATTGCGAGCTTTTCTTGTGTAGGAGCTTCTGATTCATTAGCTTATGGGGTGATTGATATTCCGTCAGGAAGAGAGACTAGCACTATAAATCGAAATACATCTTGCAGATGGTGGCTACCAAGTCAAGCTACTTCTACTGGCGCTGTTTTTGCTTTGTATAATCGCATTGAAATCAATAATAGGTCAAGTGGCTGTAGTGTCCACACTATGCATGGAGTAGGGGGGCAATCTTTAAGAGGTATGGCTGCGGGATTTCAATCAACCCCAGATGCCACTATCATTACTTGCTTCAAAGAAGCAAGAAGACTGCAAGAAGCTCAAGGTTTAGTTCCTATTGTTGTAATCTGGGTCAGTAGTGGTTTGAACGACCGCAATGAGGTGCTTGCAAGTGTAGGTAGTAAAGCTATTAGTGATGGGAGCAGCGCTTCAGCTTTTGCGGACAACTTGGATGCTTTAGTAACTCGATTTGAGGCAGTTTGGCTTTCTCAAGGGTGGGCTATTGAGCAATTATTTTGGTTAGTCGTCCCATCTCATCCAGTGAGTACTCCTGATGATTCTAAATTAATAAACTACAGGAATGCATCCAAGGATTATGTTTCAAACAATCCTCGGATGAGCGTGGTAGATATTACAGAATTGACAAACGCCTCGGAGATGACATCTCAAAATTGGTATCTGTCTGGCACAGATAAAAGCCATTTATCTCTTGCTGGCTACTATAATTTGGCTGGGCGGATTGTTAGTTCTCTTTTAAATTAAATAGTATGGAAATAACAACATAAATGAACAAACGACAGTGGATTCTTTCTCAATCTGAAGCTCTAAACATTACAAATCCCAATGATTTGTGGAGCTATTTGCTAACTACTCAATCTGAAATTGAGAATATATCTCCACAGGCTAACGTGCCTATGTATGTTGCGGCTGGATTTACTGAGCTAACACTTGATGAAGTTGTCGATGCTTTGATATGAGTATTCTCTACAACCCTTGGGAGTTGTGTGATGCTTTACAGTACAAAGGTGGGTCACAGAATTTTTCTGCAATTCACTTTGAGATGATGGACGAGTTATGCTCACCGCAATTAGAAGATTACTCTTATGCGTCAAAGTATATGAAGGTGTCACGCGGACATTTAAAGTCCACGTTGCTTGTCCTTTATATACTTTGGCGCATTTATCGTAACCCTAATATTCGCATCTTGTACTCCACTAACACTAAAGACTTGTCGCGCATGTTCATTAGAGAAGTACGACAATATCTAGAGAGTGTAGAATTGCAAGAAGCAGTGTGGAATGTGCGCGAACACATCTCTGGAAATCTTGTGCCTTCACTAGATGCAGCATCACGCAGAAAAAGAAACATCAGTCGCGAAGACACCGAAGCAGAAGATAAGAAAATCATATGGTCACGCGAAGCAATTCAAGTGTTGCGCCCAAAGAAACTTAAAGAACCGACACTTGTTGCAGGTTCTGTTTTAAGCACCAACACTGGAGAACACTACGACTTAATCATAAACGATGACGCGGTAGATTTCCAGAATAGCGATAACGAAGAAAAGGCGGACAAAATCAAAGATTGGGCGATGGACGCTTTTAGTGTACTAGACCCTCCATCTTATGACCAAGTTACACCCACCTTCGGTGAGTGGGTTGGTAACAGCATGTACGTTATCGGCACACCTTACTATCCTTGGGATTACTACAGCTACATTGAAGCAAACGCGCAGACGTTAAAATTCTGCACATTTGAAGCAAACGTTTATTTGAATGGTGTAGACAATGTAGACGGGTACACCTACCCAGAGAAGTTTAACGATGCGTACATTGAGTCTCTTATGGGGCGCATGTCGCGCAAGAAGTTCTTCGCGCAATACCTACTTAAACACATCTCAGACGAGGACGTAATACTTGATGAAGGTGCAGTAAGTTGGATAGCACCTCCGCAGATTTGTTTTACGAAAGACGGGTACGCAACCATAAATGTTGGAGGAGGTGTTCAAAAGAGAATACGTCTACATCTTGTTGTTGACCCTGCTTCTGGTAAACAGGTTGGGCGCGTGGACAAAACTGCAATCGGTGTCGGCGGACAAGATGAGTTATTGAACATGTATGTGGTGTATCTACAGTCAAAGAAAACACTCACATCAGAAACAATTGACACAATCTACAAACTGGCGACTGATTATGGTATCACTGTTGTTAACATTCTCGTTAGAGGTGTCGGCGAACTATTACCACACGCCATACAAAGAGAGCGCACCACTTATGGGAAGGTGCTTGTAACTAAAACTGTTTCTGAGACAGGAAATAAGAAGGTGCGTATTACTAACGCGCTGCAACCATTAATAAAAACCAACAAGTTATTTGTCGTAAGTTGGGTGCAAATCAATACCCCATTTGTCAAAGAGCTAAGGCAACATCCAGAAGGTAATGAAGATAACTGCTTGGATGTGGTGTCTGCTATTGTGCAGCTTTCACAACCAACGCGACAAAAAGTAAACAAGAGAGGAGAGGTTAGATGTACCCATCTGACGATAAACAAGAAGTACGGCGGAAGTCTCTAAAGAAACTCGACCACGGTGCTGTTTTAAATTACGTTAACTCAAAACTTAACGACATGAAAAACAGCAGAATTGAGGTGGAGGAGACTTGGGTAGAAAGTTGGGCGCAGTACCTCGCTACTCACGCAGCGCAAAATGAGCTTCGCGCACAACGAATAAAGTCTGTAGGTAATGTAGGGACAGATTGGCGGCACAAGATTGACAGAGGAAAGGCGTTTGAGATTGTAGAAACAATTCACGCATACCTGATGGGTGCACTCTTCCCAAACGAGAACTGGTTTGACATTGAGCCGCGTAATCCATCGGACACAGACCTATTGAGGGTGCTCCGAAAGTTTTTGCGTGATGAGTTAAAAGACTTGGAGTTTGATATTAAGTTTGACGACTTCGTGCGACAGCTTATCATCACTGGAAACAGTTGTTTATTCTTTCCTTGGGATGACGATGACGACGCTGTAGAAATTGAACTCGTTAATGTGTTCGATTTTTGGCTGGATGCTGCTGGAAAAGACCCTTCAGATACTAACGTTGTGCGCCGCGTTATGATGACTCGCGCGGAAGTTATGGAGAAAACCAAATCTGATGAGTTTCCTTTGACAGACGAGTATGAAGTGTTGAAGGTGCATGGTACGCGCAGCTACAATAAGTTCGACAAAGTGCGTCAATTCCAAGGATTGCAGTCTGTTGAGCGTAATTCAGTAGATGAGTTCTGCGAAATTTATGAGTATTGGGGCTGTATTATTATAGACGGTTGTGAAT